GCAAGAGCTTGAGGACAAAGCGAGGACTTGGGAGAACCAATATAACGCAATCAAGAATGAAGGCAATCGTAATTAGGGCAACAATCAACTTCATCACCAAGTGGCGGGTATACTTCGCTGGAGAGTTACTCGCCACCTTTGAGAGCGAACAGGATGCACACGATTACGCAAAGTTTATCAATGAGCAATGAGCAACAATAAACAAAGTACCTACAACCTGATGTGGGCAATCGCCATCCTTCGTGAGGACTATCACCATTGCTGGAGATATATCGCAGCGGAGATGGGGTGCAGTGAGTGGAAAGCACGGTATCTTTATTCACGGATCAAAAAAGATTTTAAGTTGAAACAATCAAACTAAATCGCTATATTTGTACAAGAAGTTGAGATTTCGCAGCTCTCGTAAACTTTCAAGATTTTTGCCCATTGGGATGATAGGTGCTGCGACCACTGTCATTTTGATGGGCTTTTTTTATTCGCAGCAAAAATGAACACACAAGAACAATGGAAAGCGATTGCGGAATGCAATGGTGAGTACCACATCTCCAATCACGGGAGAGTTAAGAGTTTGAAGTTTGGCAAGGAAAGGATTTTGCGACACGGTTTAATTGGCAACGGTTATCCAGCGGTTAGTATTTGTTATTCAAAGAAAAAACAAAAATGTGAACTAATTCACAAATTAGTTGCATTGGCTTTTATTCCAAATCTTGACAACAAACCACAAGTCAATCACAAAGACGGGAACAAGTTAAACAATCACATTGACAATTTGGAATGGGTGACAATTAAAGAAAATATACAACATGCTTGGAATACGGGATTGTTTGAGGACAAAAGAAAAAAAGTCGCAGCATCTGCTAAATTACATCATTCCAAACCAGTTCTTGATTTGCTTACAGGTACGAAATACAATTCATTGAGTGAAGCTTGTCGTTTATTAAACGAACCATATTCAAGACACTCAATGCGAATCTTTATGTCATACAAAACAATTAGATTTATCTACCTATGAGCAAAGATCCAGCGTTCCTGTTTTATTCTTCGGACTTTTTGACCGGTACATTGTTGATGTCAATGGAGCAGAAAGGCAAGTTCATTACCTTGCTTTGTATCCAACATCAAAAAGGTCACTTATCCGAAAAAGATATGTTGCACATATGTGGTTCATATGACGAAGATGTATTTACCAAATTCCAAAAAGATGAACAAGGCAAGTTCTACAACATCAGGTTGGAAGAGGAGGTTGATAAGCGTAAAGCGTACTCCGAATCAAGGAGAAACAATCGTAAGAAGAAAGAAGATGTCAATAACATATCTTCATCATATGTTGAACATATGGAAAATGAAAATGAAAATGAAGATTTAATTGAAAAAAAGAAGGTAGTACGATTCCAAAAACCCACCATTGAACAACTCAAAGAGTATATGAGAGAACAAGGGATGAACGACATCGCAGAGAACTGGTTAAACCATTACGAAGCAAATGGATGGATGGTCGGCAAAGTAAAGATGAAGGATTGGAAAGCATCAGTCAGGACTTGGAAGATTAATCAAAAAAATAATTCAGCAACTCCACAAGTTGTTCACAAAAAAGTGTTTAATTTGTCGGACTATGAATGAACTTGAAGATTACATACTCGGACAACTTTTGTTCTATGAGCAGACAAGAGCTTTGCTTCCAAGAATCAAACACCAATGGTTTGAACAACCCCTTCACCGAGAGGTCATCCAGCGAATGTCGGTTGCTTACTACGGCAACGAGGCAATTGATTATATGTCCTTGACCAAAGGGATGAACAATGATGATAGAATGAGGGTGATTTTCATCGGGCAGAATGTCAGCAATGTAGCGAATGTGAGCAGTTATATTCCCAAGTTGGAAGCCAAGTACCTACACAAGGAGTTCGTTGCTCAAATCGCTTCCATTGACTTGACAATTGATTTGAAAGAGTTGCTCACACAAACTCAAAGCATCATTGACAACACCAAGTTCACAACAATCAACGATCCTGTAAGCATCCACAAGTTGAGCGGTGAAGCCGTTGACAACATCACCCAAGCAATTGAGCGAGGCGATAGAATAACAGGTAAGCAAAGCGGATGGATTTCAATTGATAGAATCTTGGGAGGTTGGAACGCTGGTGATTTGGTGGTGATGGCTGCTCGTCCCGGTCAAGGAAAGACGGCACTTGCTTTGTCCTTGATGTATGAGTTCGGGAAGTTGGAAGGTAAGGGTTTGTTTGTGAGTTTAGAGATGTCATCCGAGCAACTTGCAAAGCGATATTTGTCACTCCTTGCAGACATTCCAAATTGGAAGATACGCAACGCCAACCTGAAGGAGGTGGAGGTCATAACGCTTTGTGACAAGGTAAACAATTCAAAGGTTGAGTTCTTTGTTGATGACGATCCGAACTGCACGATTCAGCAAATAAAATCCAAAGCAAAGATTCACAAAGCAAAGCACGGACTTGAGCTTCTCGTGATTGATTACATCCAGTTAATCAAAGGGACAAAGCAAAACCGAGAGCAAGAGATTGCAGAGATTTCTCGCAACTTGAAATTGTTGGCAAAGGAATTGCAAATTACCGTCATCGTTCTTGCCCAATTATCTCGCAAATGTGAGGAGAGAAGTGACAAGAGACCGATGTTGAGCGACATCAGGGAGAGCGGAAGTATTGAGCAAGATGCGGATGTTGTGATGTTCCCCTTTCGCCCGGCATACTATTCAGGCGAGAAGATGGAAGTTGAAGAAGCGGAGGTCATCATCGCAAAGAATCGTCACGGAGAATGTCACACCATTCCAACAACCTTTACAGGAAGTCGGACAATGTATGAGGAGAAGTTATGAGAAAGAGATGGACTGAAGCCGAGACCGATGAGCTTGTAAAGTTGTATCCAACAACATTGGCAAAAGATTTGGAAACGCATTTTGGGTGTAGTATTAAACAAATTTACAACCGTGCAAAAAGAATTGATTTGAAGAAAGACCAGGAATGGTTGATGAACTACTACAAAGAAAATTACAAAGGTCACGAACACACCCAATTCAAAAAAGGGATGAAGTCGTGGAACAAAGGAATGAAAGGTTTGCAAATCGGAGGGAAAGAAACCCAATTCAAGAAAGGGCAAACACCACACAACACAAAGCCAATTGGTCATCGTTCATTCCGTGATGGTTACCTGGTAGAAAAAGTTGAGAAAGGATTTGAGTTTGTTCACATCCTGTTATGGAAGCAACACAACGGAGAGATTCCAAAGGGAATGTTTGTCGTGTTTAAGGACAGAAATAGAAGCAACATTCATATTGACAATTTAGAAATCATTGACCGGGTAGAGCATATGAGAAGGAATCACATTCAAAATCTACCTGAAGAATTGAAAGAGGTTATACATATCAAAAAATCATTAACAAGAAAAATAAATTCCTATGGCAAGAAACAAGATTAACGACCTACGAGATCATCTCTTTGAAACTTTAGAACGGTTAAAAGAAGGTGACATTGACATCCAAACTGCAAAAGCGATGGCAGATGTCGGACAAGTAATTATCAATTCCGCAAAGATTGAGATTGATTTCATTCGTGCAACTGGATCAACAAAGGATTCAGGGTTCATCAAGTTGGGTGATGGTAATGAGAAGCTATGAATCACTACCAGGAGACACACAACCTAAAGCAAGAGATTCGCAGATTGAGATTGACCATTCAGCAACTACACACATCACACGCACAAGAGGTCAAGAGATTAAAGAACGAAATACTCCGTCCACGATGCGACATTAACGACATAGAAGCGGACTGGACGGATGCAATGAGAGTGGCTTGTCAAGTTTACGATGTCACACCTGACCAAATCGTTTCTCACAATCGCAAACAACACATCTCCTATGCACGGCACTTGTTTTGCTATTTATGTAGGAAGCACTTGAAGATGACCTTCGCCGGTGTTGGCAACATCCTTCATCGGGATCACTCATCTATCATTAACTCCGTCAATGTTTACACCGACCTAATCCAATATGACCGAATCACAAGTCAACATTATACGAAAGCACTTGCCTTATTGGGTGATTACTTGCAAGAAAGGACTCACGCAGAGCATCTCCATTTACAAGACGGAGGAGGAGTTGTTGAGGTGTAAGAAAAAATACGAAAAAGATGGTTATATTTGTAGTATTGAAAAGAAAATTTGAACAAAGCCGACATCATATTGGAACTTTCCAAAGCTGATTGGCTCACCCAAGCCACGAGGAATATCGCCAAAGATAGAGAGTTGGCAAGGGAGTTGTATCAATTCTACTTTTTGACTTTACTTGAGAAACCTGATGAGCAAATTGAGAAAATATACAGGGACGGATACATCCAGTTTTGGTCAATCCGTCTCCTTTATTTGGCTATCAACGGCAACCGGCATCCCTTCGGTAACTCTCGCATATATGACCAGTACGATGTCTATGAGCTTGACTTCGCTGAAGAACCTGACCTACTCCTTGAGAGAGAGGAAGAAGAAACAATTGAACTTGAACGAATCAACAAAATAAACCAAGTCACCGAGTCAGCATATTTTTATGAGAAGGAACTATTCAAGATGTGGTGTTCAGGAATGTCTGCAAGGGCAATCCATAGAAAGACCGACATCTCCGTCCGTGAAGTGTTGAGGGTGGTGAAACTAATGAAAGAACGATGCACACAGAAATAATTGGAATTGCTTGTTTGGCAATCATCATTGTGAACTTTGGCAAACCAGCCGATTTGTTAAAACGCTATCTCTACGGAAACGAATACCACAAATGGAAGCGAATGAAACCACTTGATTGTGCTTTCTGCCTGTCGTGGTGGTTGGGATTGTCCTTCTTTTTATACACCTACGGATGGGTGGGGATATTATACGCATCCATAGCAACGGTGATTGTCGCACTCCTTGAAACTAAACTATGAGCAATATAGAATTCATCCTATCCCTTCAACCACTCTTTGATAAGTGGAAGCAAACCCAAGTGTTCCAACCAACTGGAGAGGAAGCAAACAAATTGAACGCAGTCCATCGTGAAATCTTTGGACGCAACTTACCGAACTGCTCTACCTGTGTGACGGAAGCATTGCACTCACTTTTGATATGGGCAAACCAACAACAAGACGCACTCACCAAAGCACAACTTGCGGACGATGAGCAGAAACCAAAGAGGAGAAGAAGAAATGAAAGCAACGATTGAGTTCAATCTCCCTGAAGAACAAGAGGCGTTTGAAGATGCAACAAACGGATGGAAGTGGGGACACGCTATGTGGCAACTGGATCAATTCTTGAGGACGAAAGTCAAGTACGCACCTGATGACGCATCCGAAGAATCCATCAACGCCTATCAAGACGCAAGAGATGCACTCCATCGCATATTGAGTGAAGAGAATTTGGAAATGAGATGAAGAAACACACCTTGACCTACTTGAATCACTTCGGCTATGACATTAGTGACTTCATCCCTTGCGAGGTGTGTGGAACAACTGCGGTTGACATCCATCATATTGAAGCGAGAGGAATGGGAGGGAGCAAGGAAGCCGATAACATAGAAAATCTCCAAGCATTGTGCCGTGCCTGTCACACCAAGTTTGGGGATCAAAAGCAATTCAAAGAGTTCCTGAAATGCAAACACGCAGAGAAACTGAATCTGCGATAATTCTGCGATAAAATGCCAAACAATCCAAAAGCACTTGAGAACCTAAAGAACTTCAAACCCGGTGAGGATGAGAGAAGACATATGGAAGGAAGACCGAAGAAACTCATCACGCAAATGAAGGAGATTGGCTACACCAAAAGTCAGGTGGAAGATACGATGTTGTCAATGCTATCACTATCACGCAAGGAGTTGGAGAAGATAGACCGAGGGGATGAGTACACGATAATGGAACGCACCATCGCTGGAGCATTGCTAAAGGGACACGACAAGAACTCACTCTTTAACTTGGAGATGTTGCTCACACGCTCACAGGGCAAACCAAAAGAAACAATTGACCAAACAATAGAATCCAAGAATTTCACAATAACTTTGAATTTAGACAATGACAACTTATCTCGGTAACGGATGGGAGAATGAGTACGGACTCAACCTATCAATCAACATCAACAAATTAAACGAAGCCATCAAGAGTGGTGAACTGGTAGTCAATCAATACGGTGATGTCCGTGTGAACTGCAACAAGATGAAAGCACCACACGAGAAGAGCAAAGCCACACACGCACTTTCAGTTCCAAAAG